TGGTGCGGATTGAGTGATTATGACCACCAAATTAGGTATATCCTTATCTTTATTAATTCAATAAATTATAAAGGGGCAATAAGGGGGCAATTCAACTCTACTTTTATAAAAAAGAGATATCAAACTGATATCTCTTTTTTATCTTCTTCTGCTGGTTCAATGAAATTCATAAATGGTATATTATATGCTGGGAATGGTGTCATGGATGTTAATAACGAAATAATTGGTCTTGCATAACTTAACAAATGCGCTGGAGCATTGATTTTTAATAACTTATCAATCGTACTCTCCTTTAATGATTCATCCCATGTAAATTTTGCAAGCATTTCTATACACGCTACAAATGGATACTTATCATTTTCTTCTCCCACTGTAACTCGTAATTGTACAAATACGCTATTTCCATCTTTTTCACTATATCCAACTTCATGATCTATAGGCATCTCTATTTCATTTAATGAATCAGGTTTATTACTAGCTATAAACGCATCATTAATTGCAATATAATTCGATTTTAATATTGGTGTTGAAAATTGTAATTTACTCTTTCTCATAATTAAACCCTTATATCAAGATGCTTTTTTCAACATCCCTTGTATGTTTTTAGGTACTTTGTAATGACTTAATTTATAGGAAATCTCATCCGGCATCTTCGTTTGCTTAACTGTCATTTTACTGCTAGTTAGGAACTTTATAAAATTATTGAAATATAAGTTTTTATCATCAACAATTTTATAATCATTACTTACCGACTTTGCCAATATATCAGTACTAGTTTTTATAATATCATTCTCTTTAATATCTAATACTTCTTCAAAAAGAGTTTTCAATTCTTCGGCGGTTATTTCTTCCAACCGTTTAAGAAATCTTTCACGGTAAGCATTTATATTCATTTCTTTCCACCTCTCTTAACGAATTGTAATCTATACACCTATCATTTTTTACACAAACTTGTATCTGTGTTGGAATGAATCTAAAATATTTAAATTCTGTTGACTCCTTTTTGTTTTTCTTTTTAGGAATTTCAAATGGACATATAACCAAATCATAAGGCTCTAAATTATATAATATATCCAATATATATCCATCTATATAATCTTTTTTATTAGAATTATTATCAGATTTATCTTGTATAGTTTGCAATACAGCCTCTAAATCCGGTATAACATCTATTATTTTATTATAAAATTGTCCTGTTTTTTCTTTTAATACTTTTAAAACTCTAACTAATAATTCCTCTATAACATTTCTATGTGCTGTAATAGACATATCAAAATAGACATCAGATACAATATTAGTGCTTAACACGCTAATGTCTTCATCTTCTCTTTTATGCCAAGCCTTAGCAAAAAAATATGCTTGATGAATATCATCTTTAAAAAAATATATTCCTTTTCCCAACCACTCTGAGCTTCTTTGAGATGGCTTGAATTTTCTATCTTGACATATAGCCTTTGCACTCTCTATCTTAGTCCCATGATATCCTATAAATTCAATAGAATTCATTTTATAACATCCCTGTTAATAAAACACCCCTATACTTAAAACTATTGTTTATTTATTATATCACACATTTGCAAGTTTATTATAAAATCTTATTCATAAAAAATAACGGACTATCAAAGTAAAATATATCTACAATGATAGCCCATTCTTAATGCTAAATATTAATTAGGTTGAGCAACCATTTCAAGTTTAAGTAAAATTTAAAGCGCTCACATTTATATTTCTCGAATAGAATAGTGGAGCCCGAAGAATTTGATAAGCTTCAAAACGTTGGCTCGATTATACTTTGACGGAACAGCAATTATTAAAGTTTTATCGCTGTTAATATAAACCGTCTTCACATCCTCCGTCCAAACAAAATTAGGGAAATACTCAGCTAAGCCCAAATCTTTCCATGTCTCCCTACTAACCGTTAGTATCCCATGTCCTAGCCTCTGCTGCATTGAGCATATTATATCCCATGCAGCGGCGTAGCTATCTACGATTACTGCGTCCCTCATAAAATGTGGGTCCTTGTTAAATACTTTCAGCATTACTCCCACCTCCTATTATTACCCTAATTACATCATATTTTTAAATCGTATGCAACGGCTATTTGTAAACAAAAAAAGACCTTACCAGGACATATTCCCAGTAAGGTCTTTTGCATTATTACTGTCAATCCATACGTCCGCCCTCGTATGGTAGGGAGATGTATGGATCACCTCTCAATCATCGATGAATTACTATTCCGATTGTCGCACCCGCTCCCAGTATTTGGGATAGGTTGCGTTGCATCTTGAGTCGATGGATTGTTTTCTTGTCGTTCTCTACTTTGTTCTTCAATTCGTCTATAGAGTTCGACATTTCTGATAAGGTAACTTCTTGCTTCACTAAGTCCGCTTTGGCTTTGTCCAATTCGGTCGTTAATTTGTCGATTGTATTGTGTGCTTCGTTCAATTCTTGTCGCTGCTTCACGGCTATAGTCTGTGCTTCTGTCAATGGAACGTTGGACGCTTCGATTAAGTTCAACGCTTTCTCGTTGTTGCTTTTGAGCTCGTTCCACTGCATTAATGGTACGCTGATAGTCGCTTCCGTTTGATTGGTAGAATATGTATCCGATGCAAAGGATGATGACGAGCCCAATACCACCGATAACAATATTGCGGTAAGTAGGGTTATTAAGTAAAATTTTGATTTTGTCATACATTATTCCCCTCCTGTTGCGTAATCAGTAATGCCCCTTGCGATAGCACGCACTATAGTGTCTAAATCATTGTTAAGTAGTGCTAGATCTTCATCATTATCTATAAAAGCCATTTCAACTAACACGGCTGTTGCGTCCGTACCATTTAGCACCCATAAATCGGTACGCTGTTTTACACCACGATCAACCGTATTAATACTACGGATGATTTGCGATTGGATATCGTTCGCTAGACGTTGGCCATTGAAAGACTTGTACAAAGTTTCTGTGCCCCTAGCTTGAGTGTTAAAAGCATTGCAATGCAGAGACACAAATATATCTGCTCCCCATTCGTTAGACGTTTCACACACAAGACCTAAATCATCATTTTGTAAAGTTCTAACTTCACATCCCGCAGTTTCTAAGTAGCGAGCTAACATTTTACCCGCATCACGTGCTACATCACATTCCCGAGTTCCGTAGACCGGATTAACAGCGCCGCTATCTAGGGCAACGTCATGTCCTGGGTTTATAAATACTTTCATCGTTTATCCTCCTTTTCTAATTGGTCCGGGATTCCATTCCCGTTCTCGTCTATCCAAAGCCCTAAGAAGCCTACAATAGCCGTCAAGACACTTGGAATAAAGATATGATCAATAATATTGATACCAACGTTAATGAGCTTATTCATGTCATCGCTAACATATCCTCTAACAAATGACATAATATATTCGCTTACTACTAATAAAATAGGCACTAGCATGATTAGTACTAGTGCCCTTGTAGCCAATACACCTGTTGGGTGAATATTAGCGATGCGGATTGAACTATATATTGTTTTTACTTTATTAATTACTTTCATCTTATCCAAGGTTTTCACCTCCGTCATTCGGGATGGTGATACCCCTTTTTATTGGTAGATTATTAAGTAATTGTATGTGCATTAATTCCGTATTTAGTGTTTGCGTTATGGTTTCCAATGCCTCCAAGCGGTGAAATATAGCATCATCTCGTTCCTCCAACTTCACCAGTTGCCTTAGAATATCTTGATTACTTTCCGTTAATTTGCCAATGCTATTAATAGCATCTGTCATACGGTTATCATAATATTCCCTTTGCTTATCTAGCTTACGCCCTACATGATCATCAAGTTTACGTTTAACCTCGGCTATAGATGTATGCTCCAAGAACCACACCATCGCTCTAAATGACCCTCGAAGGGCAGCCCAGATGACCCCTAACAAGGTCATCCAGAATCCTATATCCGCAAAGTATGGCGGAATTCCTGCATCCATCAGAAGTATTCTGATTTCGTCCATTCATGAACTCCTTTCTTATCCTATAAGAAATTAACCTACTTTATTAATTGTGTCTGTAGCAAACACATATTCATATTTAGCGTCTCGTTCCATAGTGATAAGTTCAGAGCCGTTGAATTGGATTTTCTTCGTATTAATTCCTCTAAAATTAAACTTAATAGAGGTTGCCACTCCCGTTTGATTTGGTATCATTGGGTCTTCGGATACAGTAATCACCTGTCCTTGATTAACTTTAATAATAGTATTGTCACCGCAACTTACCAAATCATCAAAGTTGTTACACACTTCCGGGAAATTACCACCTTTAGCAGGACTGTTAGGCAATTGTGTTAAGTCAAATTCTACAAATTCAACTTTTTTATATTCACTAACTCTTTCTGCTAAAGTTTTAAACATATTTTCTAAATTAAACTTTCCTGTAGATTCTAATGTAGTAGGAATCACCTTGACCCCTTTTTCGTACACCTTACCCTTGCCTACAACAGTAACGCCAACAGTCGAAGTTGTTAACGGAACATCTTTAATGAATGCCCCGAAGGATGGCCCCGTAACCTCGCCTGATGCGTAGCCAGATACACGATATGTTCCTACAATACTACCAAGCATATTGAAGTATTCTAGCTCAACATCCTTAGTGTTAAAAGGTTCATCTAATGGAATTTGCGCAACGCCATTTTCACCAAGACTAATACCTGCAGCAAACCCTCGGCCAAGTAATGCTACTCTGAAGTATGGTGTACCAGATACACTGATATAGGTTTGCCCTTGTGTAGGTCGTTTGAAGTTAAATGGTTTAGGTTGCTTTTTAATAACATCACCTAAACCACGAATAAGACCTTTCAGGACTTCATTTGGGGTTGCGTTTTCGCAATATACATTTAGACCTAAAAGCATTTCATAGGCGCCTTCTGCAGATGCATCTTTACCTGGTAACCCATCATCCCCATTGCGGCCATCTTGACCTTTTAAGGATTTGAGGAAGTCCTCACGTGTTCCGGAGTTACCAGATTCTAACCATATTTCATAAGCACTTTTACCGTTTTGACCTAATATATTAATAGCGGGCACAGTAAATGTCCCCTCTACCTTGAGTGGTGGTAAATTAAAACCTGTTACATTAACATTTAATTCTTCTGCCATAATAATCCCCTTTCATTAATGACGTGCAATATCTTGAATGATATTAACTTCGCCAAACCCTAATTTTAAGCTATGATCATTGTTGTAAATGAATGCATCATATTGGTGGATTCCTTTAGCATCTACCTTACTAACTGTATCATTGCCATTAATACGGAATGTGATACGGTTATTCTCTATCACACCATTAACGGATAACACCTCATTTGTGTCAGGCTTTCGCCTGATTTTCATAATAGCTGTATACCCATTATATGAACCGCCGCCCTCGATAATGTAGGTCAGTCCGTAGTCCTGCCCTACATGTAAATCAAAATCATATTCTTCCATATACGCACCTCCGTTTATTATTGTCTAGCAATTACCAATACATATATCCACCCTGTCTTTAAATTTCTTTTTGTGTCATTAGAAAATGTCCTAGCAGCGTATGCTCTACGAGTGCCCATTAACCCAACCTTACTTCCATCAAAAGTATATATAGGAAAGTTAGGCGAATTACTTTCGTAATAATCAAGATTTGGGCCCTCTCGCCCACCAACTTTACCATTACTAATTATTTTGTACGAAATCGGCACAAATACGCATTGACCCTCACTATATCCGTCAGGTATTGGCGTATAATCCCCGTGAGCAACTTCATACGTTCTCACATCAAGGCTCTTTACCTTGTATCCAGCATTGTATATAGACTGGCCCTCAATGTTAACACCTCGAATTGTTGCGCCGGTAATTAATCCTCCATTGATATGGGAACCCGTAATGTTACCATTTGAGTCAACTTTAAATGACCCGCTTTCATTTTGGATTTCTGTGCCAATTAGCTTACCACCTCGAAGTGTGCCACCTATATATGCAGATAAAGCAGATAAACTATCCACTTTCAATTTATCAGCAGTTATTGAATTCGCCTGTAGCATCTTATTCGTGATGATATTTCCATCTATGAGAGTATCACCAGTAATATGAATTAATTTACCATCAATCTTAACGCCACCTTCATAAAGGTTTATTCTTGATAGAATAGCATTCCCATCTAATGCTTTAAGACCTTTTGTAACTTTAAGGTCAATGCCGTCATCAAGTTGAGATATTTTTGTTTCTACGTCTTTGCGTAGGTTTTTAACTGTAACACTATACTCTTCAGATATTTTATTAAATTCTGCACTTAACTCATTAACACGTTTATCAAATTCTTTTAGCCCTAAACTTTCTTTATCTAATAATGAAGGATCTATTGTTGCTGAGACAGTAACTAATAATTCATTGGATTCAATTCCTTCACCTATAGCATCAATAAAGGCTGCTTTTACACGATAAATATCCGCATCACCCGTGTAAGTTATCGTATTTCCTGTAGAATTAAGAATATCTGTCTTTGCAGAACCTACAATATAAAACCGAATACTATTTGCAGTACTAGGCATATTTGATACTAATAAGGCAAATCCTTTGACCATGTTTACAGATGTTACTATTGGTGCTTCTAGCTTTTGGAAATCATAAGACACATTTAATCCCGGCCCATATCCTTTTACTGGATTGTGTCCATAAATTAATAAGTCTCCTTTTCTATTTTTGAGTTGTATTATCTCTCTAATAGAATTTGATTTTACAATCAATCCTTGTAAATCACCTGTATTACTATTACTTCTGACTTCATAGAAATCAATATAAGTATTTGTGATAGGAGTCCATTCAAGTAGTACGCCCTCTTTTGTTAATTCAATACTTGCTGAATTAACTTTGTCAGGAACGGCTATACTTCCCTCTGTAATTGTGATTAGAATACTTACCTTTGTAGCAGTTTCAGATTCAATCCCAGACGTATTAATTGCTTTAATCCCAAATGTATATGTCTTACTTTCTGTTGCAAAGAACGTATAATTTGTGGCCCCTATATAATTTACAAGTTCCTTTCCGGCATCATCATATAAACGGTATCCATATATATCCGGCTCTTGATTTGGCGCCCATTGTAAATGTAGTATGCTACTATTTATAGAATCCTGTACTACCGTAAATTGTTTTACCATTGCTGGTGCTGTTTCCTTTCCAGCAATATATATGGTCTTTTCTATGCCAGGACCTGCAATTCCTAAATCATTTAAACATATAATACGAACCACATAATTTTGTGTTGTAAGTACTGATCTAATGACTGCTGATGTTTCGTTGCCACTGAATGTATTCAGTAAAGTATATGTTTCTTCGTTTGTACGCTTGTAATATACCTGTATTTGTTTGCACTGATTACTAATTGGTAACACCCAATCAACCTTGATATCACATAATACAGTTCCATCTTTTAACGTATTTACAATCTTAGTTAACTTAATATCCTTTACCGATAATTCTTTTTCTACCTTGGCATAATCAATTACAGGATATCGGCTATAATCAAGTTCATATACAGCCGCATCATATTCTGTTGCTGTTATTGTTACCTGATTATCACCATTCTTTGTAATTTTTGTAATCCTAAATGGTTTGACTTCCTTATTTGCTTCACCGAGCATATATGGATCATATCGTTTAGGTAATTCTTGTTGTGAGAATTCACCAATTACAGTAATTGTATCTGTATTCGTTTCCTCTGTTACTGCTTGGATTTGCTTTGTAATAATACTGTCATCTTCTAACCGAATCATAATGCTATGATTTTTATTCGGTTTCAATACAACAAATTTATCCAATACGACTGTATTGCCTTCTGCTTTTACAATTCGGCCGCTAGCATCTCCGAATTGAGGAACCGCATGATTGATGCCTATAACATCACCATATTCACACACCATACCGCCTATATCTGTACCAAATGTAACAGTCTGTAACTGTCGCTCATTTGTGGCCATTAGATACATTCCTTCTCTGTATGCTTGTGAACGTCTTGTTACACCAAACAATGATAATTTAGCTGTATTATCATTCTTCTTTAAATTGTTTGCATAGTTTGGACTTCGCACCATAAATACAGTATTTTTGTAGTCATTATCTGTATCATTGTACGTAATTTCTACTGAACGAGCCCTATCATCCCTAGATGAGTATTCACCTTTAAAGGATGACTTTACTATTTGCCCCTCTCCAAATACCTGTACAATGTTACTTGGTCTATCCACCACTATTCCATATTGTGTCCCATGCCTTAATATTGTAGCTCGTCCGGATGTTGCTGCCTTTTGTGCCGCTTCCCATCTTGTCTGTGTCGTATCCATGACCGCATCAAATCTGAACCTTCGTTCTTTTTCTCCACTAATCATAGATACTTCTTCATCTGCATAAGCCGCCGCACTTTTCCATTCATCCCAATACTGTTTGAAATTGTTAGCCGGTACACCTTCAACTACATATTCTTCAACATTTGTATTGATGTTATACAAACGCTTACAGTTATGTAACATATCATATGCAGCCCATATTGGGTTCTTTGCATCTTTTTCAACATATGTTCCTGTATCCCAATCAAATACATGTACTGTATTTCTAATTTGTCTCCAGTTGACATTTGGAATACCTCCGGATAGTTGGTTAGTTGCCTTAATGCGTAATCCAATTAACACCTTACCTGGTCTACTGTATGCACTATCCATAATAAAGCTTGATAGCGTTGACCATGTCATATAAGCTGTTGCTCTTGTTGTCGTTGGTAACTTAGTACCTACAACCTTAATATCATATTGTCCTGCCTCAGGCATTTCAAATTGATATGATCTACGCACAGCTTGGCTAGTTGCTTTTGTAAGGCTAAACGTAGACTTCTGAACAGTAATGGTTATGGTTCCCTCTTTTTTCATAAAGATTTCTCGTTTCTTTAAGTCAAAGGATATTATGCCATTATCATAATGTTCACCATACCTAGCCTCTTTTTTCTTGCCACTTATACTACCAGTTACACTTAGAGTATCTTTATCCTTTTTTGCTACTAATGTCCATACCTCTAACGGTGCTGAGTTACCTATGGATTTTACATTTGTAACTATATTGGATAATCTTCCGTTTGATTTAACAATATGATTACTATCATCGCCGCCAAAATCTTTCCATTCCGTTGTGCCTGTCTTTCTATACATGATTTGAAACTCGGCTGTATTCTTATCATAATCGCCACTATCATTTACCTTGTATAATCCATTAGGGAATTCAACTGTTACTTCTAACTTCTTAGCTTTCTTAGTATCTGTTGTTCTGATTAGTGGTTTATTTTCAGCACACTCAAGACCTATTGATTGATCTAGTACAGTAGTTGGAAAGAATGATATCGGCTCTTGATTGTTTTCGCCTAACCTTGTTTCAATTTGAACATCTGTGAAGTTTTCTATAGGAGTTGTCCCAATACGAATATTACTAATACTATCCACAGGACCCCATCCGCCACAATACAAAAGATTTAAATATTGAACATTTTTATCTTGATCATCTGTATTTGTGGTTTCTACATGACACATTAATAATTGAGGTGTTGGGATGCATTCACCATATGTTTCTGCAATCACACCACCTTCATATGTCTGTACGCTTGGCAATGACCATCCATAAGATGTACTTTGTGAATTTTCTGATGTACTACCTATCTGATTTAACCGGAGCATGCTATTTATCAGCTTACCGCCAACCATTGTAATGGCCCCTGTCATTAGTCCGATTGCTAATTTACTAGCTGTTGCAGGTAGCCACTTTGCAGCCAATACAGGTGCATAGACTGCTAATGCTAACATGGCCACCATGCCCAGTATCCCCTTTAGGCTTTTACCAATATGTGGAGTTACTACAATTTGATTTCCATCTTGTGGAAAACAATTGACAGGATCTAATACAAGTATTCCATTTAGGTACACATCTTTATCTGTTGGATCTAAATAAGAATAGAGTGTACCATCTGTACACTCTACCTTTTTTCGTTCCTTTTTATTCGGTTCAAACGGATTCTTTATTTCAACAATTTCAATCATTATATAATGCCCTTTCTGTTGGAATATAGAAACCTAGTATTCTTGACTTCCATTTACGAACTCTATCAATTACTACACCTGTTTCATGACAATAGGCATGAATAAAATGACCATCACCAATATAAATTCCGCAATGGTTCGCCCATTCATTTTCTGCCAGTCGAATAATCACCAAGCATCCTACTTTAGGCTCTTCTATTTTTTTCCACATCTCATTTAAATCATGTTGCATAGTATCTGATATTACATGCGCCTCTTCCGAAGATATAGAATAATCATGAATAATATAGCCTTGTCGTTTAAATAATTCCAACGCAAGGCCCCAACAATCTAATCCCGTTATATCTCGGCCCCCATCTACAAATGGAATGCCTATTAGATCATCATAATTAAACATTGTTTCCATTCATACCTTCCTCTCCCCCAAATCGTGATGGAATTCTACATGTTTCCAGTGTATTATTGCATGGCTCTTTACCTCCTGCATATCCACATCTAACCGACTTAAATCTATATGGACAATAATGCGCCATATAAATATGGGTTGGAAATTTAACTACTGTTTCCGGTGATGCACCTAGTATAAATGTTACCCACTCCTCATCGTATTGAGTCGTTGTAACAGTAAATTCAAAAGCTTGTAACGGCTCTGTATTGTCTAGCATATTCGCATGTACAACATATATTGTTACCTCAGCATCCGTGAACCCTTTGAATTTTTGTATATACTGTTGCAATGTTCCTGCACAGTTAGATACAGTCCAACTTAACTTAGGTTCTGTTTGCCCATCAATTGTATTGATGTCAAAATTCATAGGATATGCTTGCCATTCTTGCCCATCCCATGTAATACTTTCTGTATTTCTAACCAAGCATATAGGCTCTGTTAATTCTGAATGGACCATTTTAACCAATACCAAGAAAGGGGCATCACTTGCTAATTTATTCTTTTCAATAATTGCCGTAGCAGGCCATCTTAGCATTTGTTACACCTCCTCAAACTGTAATGATCCATACCATCCAATTGGATAATCTAATCGGAAACTAAACTTATCTACAAATCTACATCTGTATGTTTTCCCATCCGTATAGTTTTTAAACTCAAACTCCTCGGATGTTCTAACTTTCTTCCAGAATGCTTTTAACTTTTCATAATTTTCATCGCTAAGTCCTAGCCATGTATATGTCCAGCTTCCAATCACCCTTGTAGTTCTCGGCCGTGTTATTTTATAGTTGGCATCCGTAGTGGATGTGATTGTACTATCTGTTAGTACTTCCGTATAAGTACTTCCGGAATTCGATGCGGCCGGAATAATCGGCTCCGGAATATCTGTAGGAAACACATACATTATCGCCTACCTCCTATTAATTGTTTCAAAATATCTTGGCTTCCATTTCGGTTACTAGCGATTTCTTCAATCACAATATTCACAATTTGTGTTTTTATATCACCATTTGATGTCTCTTCCGTAACCGTAACCTTGCTATTGGTGTAATTATTTACATTCACCATAACCGGTCCTCCGCCTATGGTATTCGCAATATTACGCCCAAGATTAGCAAATGTATTTTGGTTTAAAGGTAATACAGCCTCATTATCTTTACCTTCCCCCATTAGTGACATTACTGGAGCAGTAATTACACCACCACTTGCAAACTTATATGTAGGAATATTAGGCATTCTAGCAATGGCACTGTTTACAAACCCTTGCATTGTTAATTTTTGTACATTACCACCACTAGCACTACTTGGCGCCCTTACTCCCAATGACTGTCCTAACAATGCTGCTGCTAATCTTGCAGCCGCTATCTTAGCAATGATATTTACTACTGTACTAAGAATTAATTTACCCATATTTTGGGTTAAATCTTTTACGCTTGTAATATCTGTTGCTAGATTTGAAAAGATAGAAGATAATCCACTAGCAAATGATTCAGCTGCTTCTGCTGTGGCAGCTGACATCGACATATTACCTTGTTCCCAAAGTTTATAGAATGTCTGTAGTTTGGCGGTATCGCCTTCCCAATCCCTATATTGTTTTGCATCTTTTGAACTTGTTAATTGTTGGAGTCTATTTGTATCATGTCGGCTAATTGCTAATTTAACAGCTTTATCATATGACTCACGTTCTGCCGTTTCACGTTCTGTTACTAAGGCTTTATATTTGGCTGTGTACCATTCCTCAACCTGTGCTTTAGCTTCCGCATCATCCTTTTGTTTTGCAACTGATTTTAGGCGTTCCTCTCGCTCTCTATCTAGTTCATTTTTAGATACAATAAACTGTTGTTCAGCTAAATCTTTATAGTTTCCTAAGATTTCTGCATTAGTTTTGGCTGTATCCAGCTTTAATTTATCCCGTTGCTCCTGTAGCTTTTTATTTACTTTATCTACTTCAACAGTTTTAAACTGATCTAATAGCTTTTCAGCATTTGAGGTATCAATTGTATCGCTGACATCTTTAATCTTCTTGATTGCTTCTGATTTTTTCCGTACATCCTCCTCAATCTTTTGAATTTCACTTTCATAAGATGTACCAATTTCTCCGGTGATACTTTGCTTTAATTCACCTTCTAAATTCTTTAAATCCTTTTTTGCATCATCAATTGATTTTTGACGGCGTAATATATCAGCCCCAGTAAGGCCCCCTTCGCCTTTCATGTCATTATATAGTAATTGTGCATTAGCGGCTTTTTGAGCCCTAATACCTTCCGTTCCTTCTGAACGTGTTATATGTTCATCAACTAACCTAGCTGCAAGGCCTACATCTTGACTATTTCCAAGTTCGGCTAGTACAGTTTTATAGTTATCTCGTTCATTTCCATACAACATTTCATATACTTGAAACGCTTGTTGCGTGTGAAGATCATATGGATCTGAATGATTGTCTTCGGCAAATTTAAATAATGCGTCTTTTCTATCTAGAAACCATTGTTGAATGCCGAAAGCTCCACTATTTGGATTTTCAGCCATTGGATCTAAGTCCTTTTTATTTCCGCTGGATTCTTGCATGTTTCCACCAGCCATACCAAATGCTATTCGTGGATCAATGCCTTGATTAATCATGAAGCGAACTGTTTCAGCTGCACTCGATGTATCCTTATGCTCAGAATGCTCAACTACAGATGTATTCCCTGCTGAATCACTAATGGAACCCAAGTTTTGTATTTGTGCATTAATGCTTTCCATTAGTTTTGCTTGTTCCGCCTGAATTTCTCCTAGTGCAGCATCTGCACTGGCTTTCTTTTGAGCCGCCACATGAGATTCATATTTTTTCCTTAATCGTTCTGGAACTTCTACATAACCGGCACTATCATTGGCAAAAACGACTTTACCATCTCTATTTTTTGCAAGATGACGTATCTTACCCTTATCCATCAAGGTTACTTCATTGGCGTGTTGGAATTCCGCCTCTGCTTTATTGGCTTGTCCCATAGAATATAGTGCAAATCCTACGGCTGCCGCTACACCTAACCATCCACCAGCAAGAGCCCACACTGCTCGTGTTAATGTTGTAACAGCTCCCATAGCTCTGCCTGCTGCACTAACTGCTACCGCTCCTGCCGTTGTGGCTCTTACACCGACACCTTCATAGCTTGCTGCTAATACTGCATTCTTTTCAATATTTGCTGTTGCCGCTGCTGTTGCTGTTGCACTAGCTTCTACGGCTTTTGTGCCTGCAACTGTTGTAGCTACACCTACTTTACCTTGACTAGCTACTACAGCCATATCACTTTCTACTTTGCGAACATTAGCCGCTACATGTAGATTTGCTGATTCTTCTGCCGCTACCCCTGTAGATAATATGGATCTATTAACTGCAATTGAACTTTCTGCCGCTTCTGCCCGTACGCTTTGAAAGCCAAGAGTCATAGCCGCTCGAATTTGCTCTGCTGATTGCGTTGCCTTGATACTAATCTTGCTAAATTCCTGCGCTAAAAATGCACTCGTTTCTTCTGCAGATAACTTTTGTTGATTAGCTGTTTTAATCGCTTCTCTTCGCATTTGTGCATATACACGTTCATTATCTCTAAGTGCTTTATTAATCTGTGCTTCTTGCGCTCTTGTTAATTCAGCTGTATCTAATCCCATTGGGCTTTGCGAATTTTTCACAGTTGATATTACTGCATTAACTGCCGCCGCTGCTTTTTTAGCAATCTTAATACTTTCATACAATGCTACAATCTGAACTAATGTTTTAGCCGTGCTTGCAATCTCATTTTTATTTTTATTTATCCATACTGCCGATTCTTGCAAGTACGGTAGTAATTGTGGTAATAATTCCATTACTAATGGTGTAATGGCTGCGCCGCTCGCTAGTTTAAGTTGTCCAAACTGCAATTCCATCTCTTTCAATTGAAGAGATGCTTTATGCATTTCTTCTGGATTTAGACCGATTCCTTTGACTTTACTAGCAACTTCCGCCGCTTCATTGTAATTCTGCAATACAGAAATTAAAGCAAGTCCACGAACACCAAGGGTATTCATCACATATTCCTGCCCATATCCCGCATCAGCAGCCGCTTTATACCCTTTTGCTAACTCCGCCAATTGTTGATTAATTGGTAACATCTTACCATTAGCATCAGTTAATGAAACGCCAAATAGTTTTAGTGTTTCTTGCGCTTTCTTACCCTCATTACTATTTCCGGATAAAGCTTTATCCAATCGCATAATTGTTTTAGCTGCTGTATCCGCATCAGAACCTGTAATCTTTAGAATTCGGTTCATTTCAGATGCTTCTTTAGTTGTGATCTGGTAGCGTTGAGATAATTGGTAAACTGCTTCGCCAGCTTTCACAGAACCTTCAATCATGGATGTTAGTCCAAATCCTCCGGCCATAATTCCTGCTATAGCTGTAAACTTACTAACCAAACTACCTACACGACCTGTTACACTATCTACACTTGTAGAAAACTCATTAATTGGGTTTACATTAAATGCTTTCCCTACCTGCGTTTCTACCTTCTGTAGTTCTTGTTTAAACTGATTACTATCCGCACCTATCCTAACCTCTAAATCTGCTATGGTTGTTCCCATCATTCCACCTCCTTTCTTTATAAATTAAATGTACGTAATAGTTCCTCTTTTTCGCTTTCCTTATCCTTTACCATATCTTGATGTAATGGATTGAAAATATCATCTACTGTTATTTTGCTTTCTCTACCTAAGTTTGGAGCAAGCATCCAGTATGTGAAATATGCTTGCTTATAGTCCTCTTCTTTTTTACGGGCATAATGGCCATCAAGTAACAAATAGAACTCTTTCATAGTTAGATTTTCAAGAGTATCAGGCAATAGATGCAATGGACCATATGCTATTGGCTCTACGGTTCTAATCCATTCTTCAATGGAGGCTACTTCTTTTTCTGTTCCTCCACCTGTGCTTCCACTTCTTCTGGTAGCTTTGGGATAAAAAAACCAGTATTATATAATGCCATCATTAGGAACCCTGCCAACGTATCCAATGTGCCTTCACCTGCACAATATTTATCAATGAGATCATATGCTTTATCTTCCGACAAGCCGCCAACTACCGCATATTGCAAGTTCGCCATAATGAAATCAATGCCTACTCGTGCCTGTGCATTGCCATCAAATCTTGTTAGGATTGAAATCAAAGAACACCCTAATGTTCGTTCAATCTGACGCATAATACCAAGTGTATACAATAATTCATATTTTTCCCCATTGACGGTCAATGTAGTCTGTTCTTTCATTTTTATCTCCTTATATAAAATAGGGCGGGTTTTATCCCGCCCTTTATATTACAAAATTATGCTGTTACATTTACTGTGATAGGAATTGTCTTTGCTGCAAATTTTGCTTCCAGTACATGGTTACCTACTGTCATATTTTTAAGGTATTCCTTTTTCAAAGTTAAGGTACCTTCTGCAAATTCGTAGTCTTTTCCGAATACCAATACAGTACCAGTATCATCGGTTACAGTACGAATTGTAATGTCTGTAGGTGTTACTGCTACAGTTTTATCTGCTGCAGCCGCTTTAGAGAATGCAGCTGTAGGAGATGTAATTTTAACTTCACCAATCGCAATCAAATCACTAATTGCGCCATATCCTGTCAAGGATACCTTTAATGTTTGAATTGCATCAGAAGAGTTGTTATCTTCAAATGATGTTACATTCGCCCATCCTTGTTTGTAAGAACCGTCCGGATATTCTACACGAACATATACAGCTTTACCTTCACGGAAAGAATAGCGCAAGATATCCACTGCATTGTCATTTAACACATATAGACCATCATATTCAATGCTCCAAGATTTCATACCAGGGATGCCTTTTTTCCAACCACCACTAGATTTATCAGAACCATCCAAAGAGTCTGCCTGTTCTTTAAGTGGCGAGTTCTTTTGACCCCCAACCAATAACCATGTTAATGGTGTTTGTTTAGATGCAATATACAATAACGTATCTTTACCAGCTACCGCCTTTGTATCACTAGGTGCCACTGGTAGTGCTGTAATTTGCTCTTGTGTTAATGCCATATTAATTACCTCCTAATCAATTTCTTCAATTGTGTACTCAATCATCATGATTCCATGATAAGCACTAGTCTTATCTTCGTATCGTTCCCCTATTGCCTGATATAAAGATATATGAGCATCACCGACCTGTTTAAACCCTTCAAGTGGTAATTGGTAATGTCTAACTAATGTAGCTACATCATTCAGAATTTCATTAACCTCTTTCTTACCAGGTTGATTACTCCATATATCTATTTGCTGGCTAATTCTATGTACGGCATGTGTTTTATTATCTTCCACAGGTACCCCATGAAACTCACCCAACCAAATATACGGCATTTCTTCATCCCCTGCGGGAATACGATCATATACAGGAGCCGTCTGTCCTTCTGACAGCAATTTATAAAATGCTTTTTGTACAGCATTAAATGGAATAGTTTTTATCTTCATTTCTTTATTGCCACCTTAATTGCACCTTCAATCGTTGGACGAACCTTATCCATAGCCGGTTTCATAAATGGCTTTGCAGATATTGCAGGAATTGTAGCATTAGTCATAAACCAGCCGGCTGCTCCTGGTGCTAATGCTTTTTTCTTCTTTGGCATTACTACATGTCCCTTTGTCCCAAATTCTATTAAATGTGCTACCGGTGAATTTGTGAATACCCGTCCATAGATACCTTGACTATGTGTTTTAATTTCTTCCCTTATTGTCCCTTTAAATTTACCAGTTCTATAAGGTGCCAATTGAATTGCTACAGTTAATACCTCATGCGTTTTATTCCTAGTTACTTCTTTAATTCGTTCTTGTGTTTCAGAATTATAATTGTGAATATCTCGCATGGCTTTATAAGTAGCATTAGATATATCAGCTTTTACAAATGCCATAATTACCTACCGTTTCTTGATTGCCTGACATGTCAATATATAAGAATCCGTATTATACTCTATGTCTAATATTTCATAATTTGTATTACGGTACCTAATAATACAATCAGTATCAATTGCTTTTAACGGTCGTATCTGTATACCTTGTGTAATTGCTGTAGTAGGGCCTTTCCCACTATCACCATCCCAAAATCTTGGTTTTAAAATAGCGGCCCATACCGTGGCAATTCTACGTGGTTTTTCTTTTTTAAACCCACCTTGTCCATCCGGCTCTATGGTCTGCCGTAATATTTCTATACGGTTCTTCATAGATCCAATCCGTAACATGATTATTTACCTTTTCCGGACTTGGAATCTTTACCCCCATCTTCGTCTGGTGGATTTTCATCACCATCATTATCCTCATTTGGTGGATTTGGATTTCCTTCTGGTGGATTTCCTTCTGGTGGATTTTCTTCACCACCAGTTTTAGCATTCGGTGGAGTAATTCCCGCATCATCAATAACTTCAATTAGACCTGTTTCTACATATGGTTGCGCTTTTTCATTTTCTACTTCTACTACGTCATCAATTTGAAGCCATTGGCTATCAATGATTGTTGGATGTAATACTCTTACTTTCATTTGTTACCCCTCTTTCTTATGTTCAATCTGCAGTAATAATGAAGTAATAGTAAACGGCAGTTCACCACCACCGCCTACTACATTTCGGTTATCATACCAATGCCCACATAACATCTTAACGACTAAAAGCATTTGACTATTATGTTCATCAAATGCTTTCCCTGTGCCGTTCTCTATATATGTTTTTGCTGCTTCAATATAATTTTCAATTACTGTATTTTCATCATTACTGTCTACCCGTAAATATTCTTTTACATCATCCAGTAACTTTTGCATAATAATTACCTTATGCCAATTTCAATTGACCAAATACAGCTGCTTCATTATCTACAATTTTTGTATCAAAACGAAGTGTACCACGGATATTGTAACCATCTGTTACAAACGCATTGCCACCAATATTTGTACCTAACAAAGTAATCGCTTCACGGTCAAACAATGTAATTGCTTCTGTTAAATCCCCAATAATTACCGGTGCATTTTTGCCGCTACCGCTAGTATCTGTAGGTAATACCTTATTACTTACCACTTTAACCACTTTACCACTTAACATCTTTTCAGTTGGATTTAATGGGTTCGGTTGCAATAAATAATGACCTTGTGTATCTTTCAATTTATCAAGGTAATTATACCCATCTTGATTAGTTAAAAGGATAGAAGTCAATGCAATTGCTGGATCTAAATCAACATTTAAAATATCTTTTAATCCATCAATACCTGTAATTGGTTTTTTCGTAAGCGTATTAATTAATTTAGCGATTTCTGTATTACGTGTAATCGTATCCTTTTTAGCCAACCAACGATACAAATAATTCAATAAGTTTTGGTCTGTATCTGCTAATAGTTCACTAGAAATTGGCAAAATACCTGCATATTTTTGAACTTTGTATTCAACGCGATTGAATTCTGGAGTTTCCAAATTTGCAATGTTTGCTAGTTCAGCTACATTTGGGAATGCTGTCATGGTGGAAAGCTTTTCATAAGTTCGCTCACCACTCATAGTGGCAACCTTTTCAATTCGTACTAATTCATCCAATGGGTTTAATGTTCGTTTCAATTCATTAATGGCTGTCTGTACATCTTTAGGAACAATAAACCCACCATCTTTACCAGTTCCTTCATTCAATGTGCTAGCACGCACTAATACTTCATTTTCTTCTTTAGATAATTGATTACCTCGCAAAGCACGAGCCATGATTTGATTTACATCAATATCATTATCATGATTTTGATGTTGACGTGCTTCTGGTGGTACAGTATCTACACTGTTTTCACCCAATGTAATTTCTACCTGTAATTCACGTTTTAAGCGGCGCAATTCTTCTGTTGCTTGCTCTGCATCATCCAGTTTACCTTCATTCATTAGTCCACGGATTTCTTCATTTTTTGCTGCCATCTTTTGGCGTAATTCACGTTCTTTTTCGTTCATGGTTTATCCCTCCAATAATTCTAATTCAATTGCTAATTTACGTTTTCGAACTTCATCTAGTTCATTTTGTTGAGTCCTTTTGAACTCTTCCAAATCACGTTTTGCCGTATCTGCTTCTGTATCTGGATATGCCGGTATCGTAACAATCGAAACATCCCATAAGCGTTTGATCGCCGTAATTGTTCGAATGTATACCTTATCATCTTCATCCCATATCCATTCAGAACCACTTGGAGCCAATGAAAATGCAAATGAGCATTGTCCTACAACACCCGCATCAAGATTTGTAATTAAATCTTTTGCATATGTTGTTTCCGTTGGTGTTAATCTAAAATACAAACCAGTGTCATCAACTTTAAGCTCCAATGACCCCGCCCCTGATGGCACAGTATTACGTGCCAATGGATAACTTTCATCATGGTTATACAAAGCAACAACATTATTCATGTCTGTATTATCCAAACAGTTTTTAGATAACATTTCCACAAAGCCACCCATATTTTCTGACCGGGTTCCAAACTTCAATGCATAACCTTCTATATATGGTAACTCACCGTTATCATTCTCCACCTTCCGGATTTCTATCTTTGTCTGAAGTGTTCTCCGTTCCTTGTCCATTCCCTTCACCTCCTTTCACTGTTAAGTCTTCACCAGCTTTAATTTTTGCCAGTTGTAATTTCTCCAAATTATCGGTAGTCGTATAATTTAGAGATATAAAATGCTTATCACCCATGCCATCATTCATAGGCTTTTGCTCTTCCATGGCTCTCACTTCATTTAGTGTGTATACCCCAGTCTGAATCATCTTTGTGTAGTATTCAGCCCTAGACTTACTATCTCCTCGAAGTTCCGCATCAGCATTAAACTTTACATAATATTGTTGCCGTTCTATTTTGGTAAATAGTTTGTAGTTTAGTTCTTGTTCCCATTGCATAAAAATAGGAAGCAGTGTTGACTTGATATATTCAAGCCCCATTGCTTCCGCATTTGCATAGGTTGCTCTATCTAGTTGTGCTAATTTATGAGGCGGCACCCGATACACTTTAGCCACCTCATTAATCCCAAATTTTTGCGTCTCAATAAATTGTGCTTGATCAAGCTGCATACCTATGGTCTGAAATTTTAAGCCCATATCCAATACAACTGTTTTACCAGCATTATCTGGACTTGCATACCGGCTTGCAAAATCTTTTCTCAACTTATCCTTTGCTTCTTGATTGATTTTTGAATCTGTCTGCAATACACCTGACACTAGTGTTCCATTCTTGTAGAAATTGCTGATAAATTCTTTCGTTGAATTCTGCCCTCGTAATTCATCAACCAATGTTCTCCATGGTGCTTTGCCTACAATGCCATCTCTAGCCATTGTTTTAAAATGCAGTACATCAGATGGTTGTAATGTAATTGTTTCACCTTGTAATGTTTGTGTTTGATATGTTAATCGCCCAGTTTTTACATCCAAATATGGAACAGTAGATGATGGTTCTAATGGCCATATTGCTTTGGGAAATCCATCATTTCCCCAGTCAATAAATGCAAAGGCATTTCCATACAATCCCACATGCATTTGTAATGTTTGTTTCAATGTAAATGCACTCATTAAATGGTTAGGCCTTGTATATAACAATTCTGCTACAGGATGCTTCATCCCTTTTGTTCTATCTCCATCTCCATAATATGTATGGATTGGGAGTTTTGCTAAATCATCTGCCAAGATGCTGACACAGGCAAATACATTTGAGTTTTTTATAACATCACTTACCCGCATAAATTTATTTGTTGATGTTCCTAAGAAATCTATAATTGAATCCGCATCAACATGATTAGGTTGCATGTAGCCATCCCTTTTTTCAATGAACTTTCTTAGTATCAATTGTTATGTCTCCTTTCCTATTCTCCATAGGGTCTATCCCTCGTTCCTTTTCTTTCAACATGGTATGCCGTTCCAATGATATATCCAAGTACACAGGCGGCCAACGCAACACTATATATGCCTACTATCGTATGGATCATAAATCCACCGATGCAAAAAAAGATGGCCCCTATTGTAAATAGTAGGTCATCAATTATACTTCCAATTATTTTTATATATTTCATTACGACTCCTATAGACTAAACTCATCACTCATTATGTACATACTTAAATCATCATCAGCGGCTACTTTTGCCCTTGTATATGCATTTATTATGGCTGCTATTGGGTCAATACGTTCAGTGCTTTTTGCCTTATCTAACATAATATTTTCTTGAGCATCAACTTTTGTTACAGCGTTACTAATTGCCCAATCTAGTAAATCATTAATTGGGTGCAATATATTGCCTTGATATGTTTCTGCTCTGAATGACTTTGTAGGTTCTGACAATGTAATAATACCTTGCCTGATTTCTACAATTCCCCATCCTTTATTTGACTCTAATTCTTGGGTATAGTGAGTAGCATTATATGGATCATAACAAACATCTTTAATATTTAATCCATATTTATTTAATGTTTCTTCAATCCACTTAGTCATGAACCGATAATCAACAATTTCACCTGGAGTAATTGTTAGCCATCCTCTTTCACTCCAAAGTCTATATGGGATTTTATCTGTTCGTTCTTTTGTTTGTACTGTTTCTTCTGGTATAAAACCATGTGCTAAAGTAATAAATTTCTTACTGTTATTAATATCTACTGGGATTACTATCCCAGCGGCTGTAAGGTCAATTGTTTTTGATACATCAATACCTACATATGCATCATATCCATACAGTGATATTCCTAAATCGTTTTCAAAGTCCTCATTTAATCTTCCTCGTGCCTTCCATTTTGCCATATCAATATATGACTGCGCTGATTGTTTAACCCATATATTCATATTCTTAGTCATAAATGACACCATCTTTTCTGGGCTTTCTATCGCTGACATATAATTACTTCTGATATTCTTTAATCCTACTTCATATGTAGCTGCAATTGGATTGGCTTTTATCCAACACTCTTCATCGTTTATGTCATCAATCAGATTCCCTTCTTCATCTCGATCTAATTCATTAACCATACAAAAATAATCCGGTATATCAAACTCGATATCCGGATTTAGGATTTTACTTACTAATGGATATTCAATTCTATAGCAAGGCCCACCTAAATTATTACCTGCTGTTGTAATAATAAATAATAAAGGTTGTCGCCGTGCAATCATACCTGTCTTAATGACTTCTAATATTTCATCTGTTGGATGCGCATGATATTCATCAATCAGTCCACATTGTGGATTTAAACCATCACCAGTTTTTCCATCATCTTTAGACAATGCA